AGGACCGAACTGAGGTTTCGGTGCCTGACCTAATTGACGTGCAGTAGGGACAGTCCGACTACCAAGTAAGCCAGGAGCAGGTTGGCTAGGGACCTTAGCTCCCAGGTTGCGGAGAGCATTTGTAGTTCTTTCTACAAGAACCCTATCTCCCGTCCCCATCACCATAGGCATGACCTGACGCGCAAGGTCATCTACATTATTAATACCGGCTCGTAGCATCTTGCCGAGAATGGACATAACGTAAACGCTCGCTAAAGCCGGTAACTCTTAAGTCACAGTTTAGCGCCAATTAGCATAAAAGTAGAGTCTGTCTGAGCGAGAGACGTCAGGGGGACCAGGTATGGCTTGGATGAATTCTCCGCCGCTCCGCTCAAACCGATAGCGGGACGCCACGGGGTCTTTGTAGTTTGGCACGTAAAGCATTTCAGCCAAACGCCCGCACTCGTATAAATAGTTCTCACGCCAGATCCGAGCTGTCTCGCGCTTGTCTTGAATAGAGATCGAACGAGAAACGTCACCAAGAATTGTTTCCTGGCGACTAGTCGCACGACCTGTGGCGAGCTCAGTCAAGCGCTCTGCTTCTTCACAACGCTCAACCTGAGCAACAATCTTGTCGAAGTAAAACTCGCTAGGAATACTGTTACAAGCCTCTAAGAGGCGAGAGTAGTCACCAGCAGGAACTGTAGCAATGTTGTAACCTAAGTGATAAGCGATACGACTAAAATTAAAGTCGTCAACACGGTAGCCAAATGTCTGTGCAGGGTTACGTGTTAGCTGATTAACAGCAGCGTAGATTACTTCACGCTTAGTGGCGTCTGTGCTAGTCGGTTGAAATACAACCCCTTGTTGAGCTAGAAAAGATTGAATCTGCTCTAGCTCGTTCTGATTTAACTGCGCCACAACTTAAGATTCTTACCTTTCTTTATTCTACGTATACAACTCCAGTAGCAAACACCTCAGACCATTCGACTCGTTTAATGGATTCGAGCTGTTCAAGCTTTGTAAAACGCTCACCAGGGAGTGATTGACGAAGTTCGACAATCTCCTTAGCTGTCTTAAGGCCAACACCTGGCAAACACTGGGTCAGACCCTCAGGAGTCAGGTTATTCAGGTTGATTCGGTTATCCGTGGGAGGGAGAGGCTTAACAACAGCTACCTCACCCTCGTCTTTCTTAACAGTCCGCCGACCACGGCGTGTCTGGACCGTGTTTGAGATTGGTTTGGGGTCTAAGTCTTCCTTAAACTCGTCAATTTGATCCTTATGGGCGAAAAACACCTTACCTGTAGTGTTAGATCGCACCATAAAGTACTCACCGTCGTCGTGAGTAGAGATTACGTCAATCTTAACCCCACTGGGTTTATAGACTTTGGCGGACATCTGAAAAAGTCAGTATGTGAGCAGTAGTTTAGGTCAAGATAGCCTAATCATCACGCATACGCTCTAGGTCTTTCTCAAAGTTTCCTAAAAACTCGGCTCGTTTGGCCCAAGTGTCACCTCCAGTGCAACCTTTTTTGGGGTTGATGCACGCAGAGTCGTTAACTTGATTACAAACTAGGCCGGCTAGGTCCAACTCGTTACCTTTCGAGCCTGTTCTCCAGTGGTGTACACCATTAAGCCACGTGGCACCGCAACGTGAACACTCTTTACGTTCTAATTTGAGATCTGAAAGCTTCCGATCGTCCATGTGAGTGGATAAATACGGTACGCTTCATCAACTCTGACAGCGGAATGCGCTAAATACTGTAAAAAATTAATTAAGAACAGGGAATAAAGACAAAATGCGCTAAATACTGTAAAAAATTAATTAAGAACAGGGAATAAAGACAAAAAAAGACCCCTCCCAAAGGAAGGGTCCCATGGTTTCGCGTTCTGAGTTTATCAGGAGGGCGAAGTCGAGGTGTACACCGAGGATTCGATGAGACCGTCAGGCTGCAGAGCGACGTCTTGGCGCTCGGGGGGCTCGTCGGGAACGATCCAGCACACTTCACAGATAGCAAGAGCTTTGTCCTTACCGGACAGCTTGCCAGCGGTAGCACGAGGATCATACACACCGGAACCCTGGGCAACACCGTTGACAGCGCCGCTAGCGACGGTGGCAAACAGTTTCCACTGAGTCTCGGAACCCAGAGCAGACAGTGCACTGGAGTTGATGATGTTGACAGAAGCGGTAGAGCCGTTAGCAATACGGCTGATAGCACCATCAATAGTCACACCGAACTGACCAGACACCACAGTGCCATCAGTGGGGATGCTGGTGGTGACGCTGGGGATCAGAGTCAGACCAGGGGTTGCGGTACCACCGGCAATGCCGCTAGAAACCACATCGCCACCATCCACACGCAGGGAAGCGCGGTAAACGTAAGCGCCTGCAGGAGCCTTGATACCGTCTGTGATATCAGCCCGGACATCCTTATGGAAGTCAGGGGAAGGAACAATAACGTTCGCGTTCAGGAACGGAGCGTTAGTAGAATCACCAGAACCGTAGGGCTGGGTGTAGTAGGCCAACTGGTTGTTGGTACCCAGAGCTTGGTAGCTCAGGTCCACATAACCGACAGCCTGCTGGGCAATCCAGCCGGGACGGAAGACCACGCCCACGGGGCCACCAACGGGTTGGTTGGTGTAGCTCGTTTGAACGCCATTGGCGTTCTCGAACTGCATGGTTTTTTCTTCGTGCCAGTAACGAAGAACGTTGGTGTAGTTGCCAGGATAGATCTTGGCAACGTGGAGCTGGTTAGAGTTGATCGCCATTGTTAGTTACCTCCTCAAGCGTCGAAAGAGTAACCAACGGTGACGAAGTCAGCGTTCAGAAGTTCGAAACCTGCGTACAGGCTCCAAATCATCATGATGAAACGGCTGAAATCGTCGTTGTTGTTTAGAAGCACCTGGGCATTGTTGCCACCGATGCCAACGCCAACGGCCTGAGGACCAAAGAAGATACCGACAGCAGCGTTGTAATCAGCGGTGCTGGAGGCGATGGTCGCACTCTGAGTTTGAGTAGGCATGTTGGTGCTTTCGAAGAAGCGCACGCCTTCAAACACGAAGCCGGTGGGCATAATCGGCTCGCCAGCCACGAAGGTGGCTTGGCCGAAGCCTTGACCCATGTACAGGGCAGCGTTGGGCTGCATCCCGGACATGAGGGGGTTGATTTGACCGTTGCCAGGATAACGAGCAACTTCGCGGAAGTCGCTGTTCTGACGCAGGTGCATCAGGAAGGTGGGATCGCAAACGCAGCGATAGAAACCATCCTGGAAGGTAGGAGTGTTCCGCTTACGCAGGCTCTTCACCACGCGCAGCAGGTCATCCTTAACGTCGAACTTAGCTTGCTCGGCGTTGGTGTAGGTCAGAGCGCCAGTGGCGAGATCACCAGGGAAGTAGTAACCGCCTTGGGAATCAGAAGCTTGACCCTTGGAAACAGCCTTCAGGAGTTCGTTGATGAACACCCGATCGCGCCAACGACGATAGTCGTCGAGCAGAGTCAGGCTGCCGATGGATTGGTGGAAAGTGGTGAGGTTACCGGTATCCAGCAGCAGACGCTGGGCGGTAATCAGGGTTTCACGCGCAATCTTGAAGGTGCTGGGCTGAGTAGGATCACTCGGGTCAGCAGGACCGGTGTACTCACGAAGAGTCACCAGCACCTTATCCTTCACAATATTGCGGCTGTTAGCAGTACCAATGGTCTGCTCAGCAGTACGCTCGCGAGATTCTTTAGAACCAGGATTACCGAAGAACCGGTAGCGATCTAACTGAACCGTCTGGCCGGGCTGCTTCGAGAAGTCGTGAACAACCACAGGCTCCGCAGCCATCTCAACGATGTATGCGGGGTGAGGACGGTAAAGTTCCGCACCAAGGATCTTCGGGAAGTCGTTGTCAATAAACAACGTCTATCTCCGAAAAAACTACCTACTAACTATAAGAGTTAACAAGCCGCTATAAACTACAGAATGTCGCACTCTTAGCGGTTTAAATCTTGGTGCCTGGGCTAAAAGTGCGCACCATGTTACGCACACCTTCACCAAGCACACCATACACAGAACCGTAGTTAGGTACATACCTTAAAGATTTGCCGCGATAGCTGTTACGCACCGGAGAGCCCATCTGACCGGGTACACCGGTATAACGAGTTTCCGTAAAACTTTGGCAGTACACAGGGTGGTGGTACACCCACGCGGCACGAGATCCTGACGTGTCGTTAGTCGGGTTGGTGAGTGAAGGGGACGCAACCCTAGGATGCGTGACTCCTCCGCCAGTAATACCGCCACCATCTAGCGTATTGTCGTTCGAACTAGGTGTTTGGAAAGGAGAGTAGATCTGGTTATCAGGAATCTGCTCACCGTACCAAGTGTGCGTACCGAAGTTACGCAAACCAGGTTCAGGCCCATAAGCAGTCTGAACACTCGCGTTAGCAGTGCTGTAAATACCTTGGGCACGAAAGCCGACATAACTATCTAATAACCCAGACGCATGAGGCTGAGTGTTTTCGTAGTTAGTCCAGTAACCAGAAACAGCAGGAGGGACTGCACGCCAATCCGTCGTGAAGTAGCCGCTGATATTCGGAGGCCCTACAGGGATGCGTCCGAAGTCGGCACCCTCATCATTAACACCGAACCAAGTCTGTTGAATACCAGAAGGAGGTACGTATCCGCTTGAAACAGTTAAGTAAGTATCAATCAGATTCCGATCGTCACCAGTCCGCTGTGGGCCCGACTGAATCGGGTGATAAAGGTTTTTATCGTATTTCCAGTTAGTCTGCGGCGTGTATACCATAGTGCCACTCCAGCTTATTTAATTCTACTTGCTTTAAAATATTTAAGAGCTTGTAAGGGCGTATGACCTCCCACATCGAGAGAGCCCTTACGGTTTTCTTTGAAGATCCAGAAGCATCTATAGCCTGTTTCTCAGGCTCTATAACCGA